CTCAAGGTAGTGAAGGGGGTACGGCGATGAGCGATCCCGTTGTTGTTGATATGTTCTGCGGCAGCGGAGGAGAGAGCCAGGGGATCAACTGGTCCGCGAAGAAAGCCGGCGTGAAGATCGAGATGTTTGCCATCAATCATTGGGAGCGGGCTATCGAAACCCACCGGGCGAACTTTCCCGCCGCGGAACACATCTGCCGGGATGTCCGGGACATCGACCCCTCCTCATTGATGGACGGGCGGAAGATCGCACTCCTGTGGGCATCTCCCGCCTGCACGCACTTCTCCGTGGCCCGCGGCGGCAAGCCGATGGACGACCAGAGCCGCGTCACCCCGTTCACCATCCTCGACTGGCTCGACAAAATCACCGTAGACCGGGTTATCATTGAGAACGTGCCTGAGTTCTGTTCATGGGGTCCGATTGACGAGAGCACGCACCGGCCGATACCGGAAGCCAAGGGAGATACTTTTACCGCCTTTATCGGCATGATCCGGGGCCTCGGGTACGCGGTGGACTGGAACGTCCTTAACGCCGCTGACTATGGGGCACCCACAACCCGGCGCCGGTTATTCATCCAGGCAGTGCGGAACGGTTGCGGCAAGTCGATCCTGTGGCCCGAGGCGACACATGCGCGATCGGGGCCGAACCTCACCCTTACCGAAAGGTTGCCCGCGTGGATTCCCGCCGGCAAGATCATCGACTGGTCTATCCCGACACAGATCATCGACGAGCGGAAGAAACCCCTGGTCCCCAATACCATGAAGCGAATCCTCCGGGGCATCGAGAAGTACTGGGGGCCGTATGCCAAGCCATTCCTGGTGCGGTATAATGGGGGGGAGAACCGGATCCATTCATTAGACGAGCCGATCCCGGTCCTCGACACCTCGAACCGGTACGGGCTCGTGCAGCCCCTCGTGATGCACATAGGGCAGACTTCCAGCAAAGGCCGGACAAGAAGCATCAATGAGCCGCTGGCAACAGTCGTAACGAAGGAAGAAGCCTGCCTGATCGAGCCCCTGTTCATTCCTCAACACTCGTGCGGGGAAGTCCGGCCAACAACCGGCCCCCTCTCTACGGTAGCAACGAAAGGCGCGATCGGGCTTGTCGAACCGTTATTCATACCATACCGGGCATCCGGCAGGGTCCGACCCGTCAAGGAGTCCCCACTTCCAACGCTCGTGACGGCAGGGTGGGTCGGCCTCGTCGAGCCGCTGATCATGGAGTATTACGGCAACGGCAGATGCCAACCCGCATCGAGACCGGTGCCGGTAGTGCCGACAAAGGACCGGTTCGCCCTGATTACACCGGAGAACGCCCGGATTGGGTTCCGGATGCTCAAGCCCCACGAGTTGGCAGCGGCACAGAGTTTCCCAAAGGAGTACGTCTTTACCGGCAACCGGGGGGAAGTCGTCAAGCAGATCGGAAACGCCGTCTGCCCGAAGATGGCCGAGGCGCTGACCACGAGCTACATGAGGGAGTTGGCGGCAGCATGAGCCACCAGCGCAACGGGGAATACAAAACCCCGAAGGATGAATGGGGCACCCCTCAATGGCTGTTTGACTTGCTGGATCAGGAGTTCCATTTTAGTCTTGATGCGGCAGCGGATGGAGAAAATCGAAAGTGCAAGGCATATTTTGACAAATTCATAAGCGGCCTTGATCACGAATGGACACGGTTATCCGCGACTTTCCTCAATCCCCCATACAGCGCCGGCAATATTGACCGATTCATGGCAAAGGCTCTGAAAGAATCGCAGAAAGGCGCGGTTGTCGTCTGCCTCGTGCCGGTTGCATCTGATACGAGATGGTGGCACGATTACGTGATGAAATCGCAGGAAATCCGGTTCATCAAGGGCCGGGTGAAGTTCATCGGATACGATGAGCAGGGGAACCAGATCCGGAACTCCCCGACGTTCTCATCATGCGTGGCGATCTTTGATCCGAACTACACGAACCCAACATTTGGGAACCCGCGGATTGGGAAAACTATCGAACAACCGAAAACGAGAAAGGAGGCATAAACGATGGAAACGAAAGGGACGATCAAGTATGATCCGGATGTGAAAGCAAGCGATCCGGAGTATATCATCTCGGTCAAGCAGCTCGGCATCACGGCCGAAGGCTCCGGCAACGTCGAGCAGATGATGGACGAGCTCAGCGAACGGGTCCGGCGGGAGATGTCCGAGCAGTTCGGGATCCCCCGGTGCGATGTGCAGATGGTGAAGTATTCCATCACCTGCACGTTCGATGTGTCCGCGCCGGTGAATGCCACGCTGGAGCAATTCGGAGTTACCCCGGGAAAAGAGGAGGATGAGATTACCGTCACGTTCGGTGGGCACGAGCCGATAACGATCAACCAGGAGAAGATGGAGCTCGCCAAAAAGACGCTGGAGATGTCGAAGGCAACCGGGATCCCGCCCGAGGACATCCTCAAGATGGCGAAGAAGAAGGCCGGGAAGGGGGCGAACGATTGAACAAGACCGCGATCGAGTGGTGCGACTACACCTGGAACCCCGTCACCGGCTGTCTGCATGGGTGCCCCTACTGCTATGCCCGAAAAATAGCCGAACGGTTCAGCGGATCGAAGGCGTGGCCCACAGGGTTCGAGCCGGCGTTCCACAGCACACGGCTGAGCGACCCCGGAAGCAGATCGAAACATCAAACTATCTTTGTATGCTCAATGGCGGATCTCTTCGGGGAATGGGTGCCGGAGTCGTGGATTCATTCGGTACTCTCAACTGCCGCTCTGATTCCGCAGCACACCTATATTTTCCTGACAAAGAACCCGGGCCGGATAGAATCCCTCTCGGTGCACAACAATTTGGGGGAGTTCATGTGGCGGGATAATTTCTGGTTCGGAACGTCCATCACCGGGAAAGAGGACTTTATCGACCGTATCGGGCATCTGATCGCCAGTGACCTCCCGAACCGTTTTATCTCGTTTGAACCGTTGCTGAGTGATATCGGGGGAGATACCGACCTAACCGGCATCAAACAGGTGATCATAGGGGCGCAGACCAACCCGGACCAGTATGTCGGGCTGGAATGGGTAATGAAAATATGCGAAGCGGCGGATAGGGCTGGCGCGAAAGTGTTCATGAAAGACAGTCTTTCGGGTCGATGGCCCGATAGAGAGCTGCGCCGGGAACTCTGCTGGAGCGTGCGGAAATGAACTACCTCCCGACCGGCTGCCCCATCAGCATCCCGGACCCGGCAGCCCGGAAAGCAGCAATGGAACGCGCCCGGCTCCGGCTCTATGACAACATCCTGGCAGCGCTGGATGAGATCCAGACTTATGAGTATGAGATCGACCTGTGCGATCAGGAACTTAACGAGGTGCGGGAACTAGCAGCAATCGCAGCAGCTGAGAAGGTGAGGTGCAAATGAGTCCTTATTATATGCAAGTCAGGTGCCCGGTCTGTAATGGCACCGGTGCGGTTGAACCCTCGTTCCAATCCGGTATGGCGAAAGCACCCGGCGAAACTTATACTGCAGGGGTTTCCTGCAAGGTTTGCCCGGCCTGTCATGGAGTAGGAATGCAGGCGGTGATCGTTGAATGACCGCCCACACCTGCCGTATCTGCGGGCGGGAATATACCCTCGTGCCATCAGCAGCATGGACGAGCGTCTACACCTGCCTCCGTTCCCGCTGCCCGATGTGCGTGATGAATCGGCTGCATGAGATTGAGGTGATGAAGTGAAAACGAACCTGTCGAACCGCATCACATCGGAGGACTGCAAAGGGTGCGGGAAGTGCTGCGAGGTCTTCGAGGTCTGGTACGATGATGCCTGCCGGCCGACCCTAAAATCCGAGATCCAGCGGTTCCAGCTGCTGCAAGGTATAGGAGACCTCATCACCACGAGACCCGCCCCGGACGGTGTCTGGCTGGTCTTTAACTCCCCCTGCCGGCACCTGAACCCGGATAAATCGTGTGCCATCCACGAGAGCCCGGATCGTCCGATGCTATGTCGTCAGTTCCCGTATCCGGCATCCTCAAAAGAAGATTGCCCGAAGGTGAGACCGTGACACAGTACCGGAAAAAACCAGTCGTTGTAGAGGCGGAGCAGATCACCGAAAAGATTGAGATACAAACCCGCGAGGAGAGCGTGCCGGTCGGCCCGGTACCCATCCGAAACTACCCGCTGGCAAAGATGACCGCTGACCAGACCGTGCAGAAGTATGGCGTGGCCCTGCTCTGGAGCAACGGAAGCGAAGACCGACCAGCGGATCAGTGGTTCGTGCGGAGAGTGCTGCATTGAAAGACACGCACGGCGGCGTCTGGGGATATACCAAGAAGGACTGGAACGTTCTCACCCCTGCAAAACTGAAAGCCGGTGAGCCCCCGTACCCCCACTTCTTCCGGAACCGCATCCGGATCTGCCCGAACGAAGGCCACCAGACCTTTGGCCGGCTCTTCTACCCCCGCCCGAACTTCAAGCCGGATAAAGACCATCCCGGCTGTCCGGAGTGCATGAAGCGGCTGGCGGCGGAAGAGGTGGATAGTTGTCTCCTCGAATAACCCAAAAATACCCCAACCCCTCATTCTCCCCCATCCATCTCCTTATTGCCGTGAGGACAGCGGCATAACCCGCCACCGCAGATTCTCTTTTATATTACTCCCGGCATCGGAGCCGGGGGAGTTGTTACTGAAACCATGGAATTTGATATCCCGACAATCCTCGCGCTGGTGGTGGCTGCAGGAGCTGCCCTGTATGCCGCGTTCCTGAAAGGCAAGACCACGACCACAACCCCGGCCACTACCGCCCCCACAGCAACCGCCCCGGCTGCTACCCCGACGGCAGCCGTAACCGCACCAGTTACCCCGGCAGCCCCGGCAGCTCCCGCAGCATCGACCGTCGCAACCGCGACCGCAGCCCCCGCTATCATCTCGCAACCGACCCCCGACACCTTCGACGCGGCACAGCATGGGGGGAAAGGCCCGAACAACTTCACGTGGGAACAGATGCGCCAGTGGGTAAGGTTCAAGGTCAGCGATGCGACCCGGAGAGACATGCTCGCCCCGCTCGAATCCCCGAAGGACATTCAGGATGTCACCGACGCGATCGCGGCAGCCGAAAAGACCAACGAGTACCTCTATACCATCGACTTCGACCACGGCTACTACATGATGAAAGCCGTCTGCTCTCCGGTGCCCGGTGCCCCCACCCAGTACAAGTATCAGGTCGTAGTGGCCTCCAGCGGGCTCGACAAGATTTGAGGGCCGCATGGCTGACCCCTACGACACCCCGGAGGAGCGGAAAGAGATCCTCTCTTTCTATGACGGCCCGTTCAGCACCTGGCGGGAGATCCACATCACCGTCCGGGGCGCGTATGCAGGGCTCCAGACCGGCACCTTCGAGAACCTCCCGAAATGCCCGGCAGAGTGGAGCGATGAGGGGCAATACTACGAGGGTGCCGCCGCCATCGCATACGACCTCAAGCGGGGCAGCCAATCTGCAATCCTGACCACCATCACCCTCATCGGGGGCTACCTGGCACTACGGGGGGGCTCCTGATGCACCCCTACCGGCTCCGCATGGCCCTGATCATCGGCTGCACCTGCCTGTGGGTACTCGGCTGGGCCCTGCTGCTGGTCAAATGGAACACACTATGAACACCTCAGGGGCGGCGTCCGGTATCCGTCTGGAAAGGCTATCCGGTACGGTTCGCGGAGCTCTTCACTGCTGCGTGGCTCGACACCACCCTGCCCCCCTCCCCCGCGTTGCAGTGGGTCCTGCTCACACACTTTCCTGCTGCACCCGGGGATTCCATCACTCCATGCCCGGACGCTACCTCGGAGGCTCACAGCAGTCCTCCGCCGGGCAATCACCCTGCCGGATGAAAGAGGAAAAAAGAACCGCGAGAGCCCCTGGGACATGCAACCTCATACACAGGATTTAGTACCGCGATATTCTTCCTCATGATTTCTCCTCTCACACCGAGAAAATTGACCAATAACAAGGTAAATAAAATATCCTCTTGAGGCAGGGACCCCGCAAGGGGAACAGCATCCACCACCACGACCGGGTCAAACCGGCGGGCGGCATCCATGACCAAGTACCCCATAATCCTGATCCTCCTCCTGCTGATGCTGGTAGTGCCAGTCCTCGCAGGAGAATCCGATTGGGTGATAATCACGGATCCCAACGTCACGTATACTGAAATCCCGACCGTGCTGGCGACGGAAATACCAACCGAAGTCCCGACAGGGCATATCCCGACAACCTCACCAACCGAGATCCCGACCCCGGTCCCGACCGCAGAACCTACACCCGCAGCAACACCGACCAGCACCCCCGCTGGGACGCCAACCACCACGCCCGGCCCGGACCCCCTTGTCTTCACCTGCGATCCTCAAGCGATCTACGTCAACGACAGCATCATTTGTGCAAGCCCGATGGGAACCGGGAAAAACGCCCTGACCTGGTATTGGGGAGATGGTGAGACCACGTACACGATCGGCAACAGTTCCGGCCACACCTACCTGACGCCCGGCACGTATACCGTGATCCTGCGGTCATCCATCAACAGTTCAGCGATCCAGATTGTCCGGAAAACCGATTATATATCCGTGTCTGGCGTTGAGCCGGTAGAGATTCCCACGACCGCAGAACCTACCCCGGAGATCACGGCAACGCCATCACCGGAACCAACAACCATCCAGCCAACCGCAATCCCGACAACACCGAGCGGTGAGCGGCGGATCATCCTGGAGATCAGCGACCGGGTGTACAATCTCATCAGGGAGATCTTCCGGCTGCCAGCCCCGGCACCGGCAGTAGCGGGGCAGGTATGATATCCTCACGATGGCTCATAGTGGCGGCGGCGCTGCTGCTGGTGATCAGCCCGGCAGTTCAGGCAGGTCTCCCCACAATCAGCGTTATTTATTCTGGGAATACGACGATCAAAGATGCGCTGGTCTTAAAAAGCACAGATGCAGACCGGGCAACGTATATATCCGGTATCATCGGAGACAACCTTAAACCAATAAAATTCCCGTATTTCGTTTCTGACGATAAACTGACCTCCGATAAAACCGTCATCGCCGTTAACGGGTACCGGTGTAACAACGCCACCCCGCCGCGAAACGAACCAGCCAACACCTGCGGGTATTGGATCGCGGCAACCAAAAACAAAAAAGAGGTTCAGACCAACAGCCCGATCTGGATTTACCCATCGCCATACCAATACGTCACAGTTGCGACCAACTCTACCGCTAACACGGTTACATACACCATATCCGAGAACCCCCAGGCCGCGTTTGAGCAGATGATGATCGAGTACGTCCGGAGCAGGCCGGTTGGGAAAGCGACTACAGGTACACCATTATGAAACGGCTGGCCTTTCTTGTTCTGGTTCTCTCATTACTTGTCGTCCCGGCACTTGCGGATACCCTGATCATTTACCCCGACCTCGATACGGAGGTCAAAAACGCGGTGCACAATTCGACGTATCCCGCATTATCAAGAGGCGCCGGGACTTCCGTAGAAAGCCCGACGGGCGCGTATAACCCGTATGTCAGGGCAGATACCTTATCGCCCGAGTTCTACTATATCCATAATTCAATCCAGGTTTACAACACCACGTCGGTACCGGATACGGCGACAATCACGAACATTACACTGTCCATGTCTTTCGCGGGTGACGCGGCTGTTGGACTTGGTGCGGATAGTCTGGTCATTATCGGCGCAAAACCGGCCAGTAACACTACAATCGTCGCCGGGGATTTCGATAGTTACCTTGATCCTGCCATCCGGTACGCTCCAAACGCTTCCTTTGCTGATATTTATTCAGCTGGCCGGCACAACATCACATTTTCAAATACAACTTGGGTCGACAAAGCAGGATTTTCATACCTGTATCTTACCGACACCTATTTTGACGACGGGTATTTCACCGGCACGTGGTCGAGTAACAAATACAATAACCTGGGCCGGTATTTCGTGTCGAATGCGGGACGACAGAAGATCCGTATATCGAAATCACATACACTCCGGCTGCCCCCCCGGAGACCAACATTGTTATAATCATCATCCACTACCTGCAGCAATTCCTCCACCTCGGAGCCCTGATTATATGACGATCTACCTACGACAATCAACGGCAAGTCAGGAGGTTCTCCTTGGGGCCCTCTTGGACGATGACGACGGCGTCACGCCGAAAACCGGACTGACCATAGCGAACACCGATATCACCATCTGGAAAACAGGCGGCACGACCATCGGAACCAAGAACAGCGGCGGGGCAACGGAGATCTCCGGCGGCTACTACTATGCTGTCTTCGATGCCACCGATACCGATACCGCAGGCACGCTCATAATCGCGGTCAAGATGGACGATTGCATCTATCACCGGCTCGAAGCGGTAGTACTGCCGGCGAACGTGTATGACAGCATGTTCAGCACGGACCTCCTGCAGGTAGACCTTACCCAGATCGCCGGGGCGGCAGTGGACGCGGCAGCCGCACAGGTTGGCGTGAACGTTGTGAACTGGAAAGGCTCAGCTGCTGCAGCCATGACGGGAGATGCCTATGCCCGGCTCGGAGCTCCTGCAGGTGCAAGCGTGAGTGCAGACGTTGCAGCTATGAAAGTCGATACGGCGGCGATCCTTGTAGACACTGCGGTTATCGGGGCTCTGGGTGCCGGTCTCACCGCGATCCCGTGGAACGCCGCATGGGACGCGGAAGTGCAGTCCGAAGTTGCCGATGCCCTTGCAGTGTATGACCCGCCAACCAATGCCGAGATGGAGGCCCGGACGCTCGTTGCAGCCTCGTATTTCGACCCCGCTGCGGATGTTGTAGCTCACGTGACGCTCTGCGATACCTGCACGACCAATACCGATATGAGAGGCACCAACAGCGCCGCCCTTGCCTCAGTGTGCACGGAGGGCCGGCTTGCTGAGTTGGACGCTGCCAATCTCCCGACCGATATCGCAGACGTACCGACAACTGCCGAGATCAAGACCGCCATCGAAGCCGCAGGAGGGCACCTTGCCCTCATCCTCGAAGACACCGGCACGACCATCCCGGCCACCCTCGCCACGGTTCTGCTCCGCATCCATCCGAACTCAAAGATCACGTCGCCGGTATTCTCCGTGACCGGCAAGATGACGAGCTGCACGGTCACCCGGTACCCGACCAAGGCAGACGCCGATGCCGGTACTAACGGCGTGGCTTATGCCGTGACCGCCACGTATGACGGCGATGATAACCTTGCGACATACGCAGAGGTAGCCACATCATGACGGACAACGGCACGTTGATACCAACCCGTGGCCGGCTCGGTTCCGGGCTTTACCAGGCCGTCCGGGGCCGGTTATGGTCCGGGGCCGTCCCGACCATCAAAGAGCGGGCATACGCAGGGGTAGCAACCATCCGCGACCTGGCAGGAACGCCAACAGTCCGGGATATCGCAGGGATCCCTGCGCTGATGGATAGAGCCGGCCCCGCAACGGTGGTGCCGATATGACCCGGTCACCGTGCAGGCTCGGCAGCACCTACCGGATCTCCGTCTCCTGGTATGCGTTCAGCGATGGCACCACGCTTACAGACCTTGACGCGGCCCCTACGCTCCAGGCATACCAGAGTGATGGCACTACCGCTGTCGGAGCGGCGATCACCTGCACAAAGGCCAGCACGGGCGTCTATTACGGCGACCTGCCGCTGACCACGGCCAACGGGTTTACGACCGGGCAATACATCTGGAAAATGGCCGGAGCGAGTGCTGCCAGTGCAGTCAACCAGACCGGTGAACTGCTCATCAGCCATACGGTGTGATGTCCATGCCTGAACTATCCAGCCCCGGCCTCTGTGCGGGCGGTGTCCCGGTGGAGCCCGGCAAGATGGTCCGGTACTGCGAGAACCAGCCCGACCTCTCCATAGTGGAGGTGGACCCGCAGATAAAATACGTCCGGATGGGGGCGTATATCGTGGGTATCATCGACCCGTGGTGCCCGGCGGGGTTCATGAAGGTGATCTGAACGTGCAACCACGGGAAATCATTCACGAATGGCAATGAATGACGGGTACGAGCAAAATACCGGCGGAGAAGATCGAGGCGATCAAGAAATACCTGGAGAAGGGAAACGCTCAGAACAAAACCGCGAAAAAATTCAAGGTATCAGACGGGCTGGTCAACAAGATTTCAAAGTCGATGAATGGCGCCCCCTCCCATTCACCCCCAAAAAAAGCAATAGCCGCCCGGAAAGCCTACGCGAAGGCGGACCGGCTCACGGTCCTGCACAAACTCATGGGGGCCATCGATGACGCTCTCAATTCCGCGGAGCTCAAGCCCGGTAACCTTCGGGACCTCTCCATTGCCCTCGGAACTACCATCGACAAGTACCGGCTTGAAGAGTCAGAGGACGAGGACGGAAGATCGGGCATCGATGATCTCATGGATGCGATCAAAGAGGAGGCGGATGCATACGAGAAATCTGGATCTCAAGCCTCCTAAAGGCAAAGGCGCCTGGTCGATTGCGAACGCCAACAAGCGCCAGAACATCTGGCACGGGAGCGTGAGGTCCACCAAGACAGTCAACTCCCTGATCAAGTTCGCCCATTGGGTCAAGAACGAGGCCCCGACGGGAGGGGACTTCCTGTTCAGCGGGAAGACACGGGACACGGTGAAAAGGAACGTGTTATACCCGCTCCGCCGGTACGTGGGTCGCAGGAACTGCAAATTCTCCGTAGTGAACGGGGAGGGCAAGCTGTACGGCAAAACCTTCTACATTGTCGGGGCAAACGACGAGAGTTCGGAGGAAAGGATCAGGGGACTGACGCTTGCAGGGGTATACATCGATGAGATCACGATTATCCCGGAATCGTTTTACCGGATGGCACTGTCCCGGTTATCGCTTGTCGGTTCAAGATTGTACGGCACTACAAACCCCGATGGCCCGTTCCACTGGCTGAAAAAAGAGATTGATAAGCTCCTCGATCATATGGCGGTGTTCCATTTCACCCTCGACGATAACCCGTACCTCTCCCAGGAATACAAGGACCAGTTAAAAGCCGAATACGGGGAGGGCACCCTCTGGTACAAACGGTATTGTCTCGGGCTTTGGGTGCAGGCGGAGGGGGCCGTCTATGATATGTGGGACGAGGCCCGGCACGTCATTGAGGAGCTGCCGGCAGAGGGGTTCGACTGGTATTATACCTGGATCGATTACGGCACCGCCAACCCCTGCGCCTTCGGTTACAACGGCGTGAAAGACGGGAAAGTCACCTGCATCAAAGAGTACTATTACGACGGCAGGAACTCGCAGAAACAGAAGACCGACATGGACATCTATTATGATCTCCATGCGTTCCTTCGCGGACTCCAGAACCGTTGGATCATCCTCGATCCTTCCGCCCTCTCATTGAAAACACAACTGCGAAAGGAGGAGGTATGCCGGGAATGCAGGGGAACAGGGGAGATCGACAACATCCCCTGCGAAGCGTGCGGCGGGAAGGGCAAACTATTCGCGTTCACCAACCTGAAAGACTGCGACAATTCTGTTTTGGACGGTATCCGTACGCTCTCATCATTCCTGCAAAACGGGCGGTACCACGTCCACAAATCCTGCAAGAATCACCGGATGGAGTTTGGAGCGTACACGTGGAACCCGAAAGCACAGGCACGGGGAGAAGACGAGCCGATGAAAGTTAACGATCACACGATGGATGGTGCCCGTTATGGGGTGCATACGCTGTTTGGACAGACCTGCGGCCACATCCGGGCAACGGGAAGAACACTGGAGAAAGCACGAACATGATGGATGATTTCAGGGAAACCCTTGTTGCTTGTTATGAAGAGGATTGCCGATTCAATAAGCCGGGTTTTGGCATTGAACCGACGTGCAATCTAAAGCTGATTGCAATCGGGAAAGGGGGCCAATGCAGCCACTTTGAGCAAAGGAAACCAGAGGACGAACAGACATGAGAATCACAGCACTTGGACGAACACTATCGTTAATGGAGGGCGACGGGTTGAAGAACCTCGTCACCCGGGCAAAGGCATGGAACGCACCGGCAGGGCTGGACCTCACGCAGGATCCCGCCCGTAACTTCCGGAGCATGAGAAACCTCCGCAACATCTACCTGCAGGGGGCATACGTGGCGGAAGGCGTGGACCTGTACCCGCTCTATGCTATCGGCAACGGGTATGAACTGGAGATCGACGAGGAAAAGGGCGATGGGGAAGCCGCAAAGAAACAGGTCGAGGAAATCCTGACCCGCCTGAACTTCTATGATGTGATGTGGCAGCTCATGGTCGATGCCGAAACCGTCCGGGACGGTATCGCGGAGATTGTCACAGGCAACGGGCTAATGGCGGGGAAACCCGTGAATGTCGTGGTCCGGCCTGCTGAATGTTTTGAGTTCGATACCACCATTGCAGGGGAGATCGTCAGCTACACCCAGAAATACGACAACCGGGGCAACTCCATCCAGCCCGTCAAGCTGGAGCCCGCCCAGGTGCTGCACTACCAGTACATGGGCCGGCCTGATTCTCCATACGGGATCTCGCTGGTCGAGCGGGTCGTGCACGACATCAAGCGGGATACCAGGGTCGCGGAAGCCATTGCAGCGGGTATCTGCCTGCACGGGACACCGAAATGGCACGTCAAGGCCAACAGCAACAACCCGGACGCGGCGGAGATGTCGGACGCCTCATTTAAGGCACTAGAAGACCAGTTCGCAAACTTCAACGCTAAAGACCAGTTCGTCACCGAGGGGGATATCGTGGTGCAGGCGCTGGATACCGCCGGCGTGCAGAACGTTCAGATGTATTCCGATGTCACCCTCACCCGTGTAGTTGCCGGCATGGGCATACCGGGCGAACTGCTCGGATTGAGGCAGGGCACCACCGATGCAACCGCCGTTACCCGCATCGGGGCCTTCTTCAAGAAAATCAAGAGCTGCCAGCGGGATATTGAACAGCTCTGGAACACGCAGATTATCGACAAGATCACGGGCGTTCCCGGCCTCATCAAACTGAAATTGCAGGATACCGACCCGCAGGACTTCGCAAAGATGGCTGCCGCGATCGCGCAATTGCGGACTGGCAGCGATCCGGATGTAATATGCCCGGCAGCTTGGGCCCGGGAACAGTTGGGGATACCGGAAGACGAGCGCACCGATGAGGAGAAACCCAAAAAGCAGGAGTTCCCGGCAGGGTTCGGCGGGTTCCCGTTCGGGGGGCAGCAGCAGCCCGAGGAGGACAAGAGCGATGAGGAAACCGCAGCCATGAACGAACTGGCAGCGGCAGCACACGCACTATCCGAGGCGGTCAGGGAGGGATAACACGCCCTCACCTCCGCTCACCCGGGCGATCTCCCGGTTCGCCCGTGCTGCAATCGGCCTGCAGAAGGTCCGGGAGAAGGACGCCATCGCCAAGGCTCACCTGCTGGATGTCGAACGGGTGTTCGAGGAACAATACCATCTCCTGATGTTCCGCTTTCAGTTCATGGAACCCTATTTCCCCGGCAACGAACCCGTGCGGGTGATGGAGGCCAAGAAAGCCATTGACCCCGACGCCCTGAAACGATGGAACGATATCTGGCGGGATGTCGAGGTCAAGACCACGGACGCCCTCCAGAAGACCGTCAAGGCCATAGAAGCGGACGCCCTGCTGAAAGGTGCTGCCCAGCTTGCCACCCAGATGCAATTCGACAAAAAGACCACGTTCAGCCTGTCGAACCCCCGGGCCGTGGCGTTCATGCGGAAGACGGGCGGCAGGCTGTCGTATATCAAAGACATCCAGGACACCACGAAAGAGAGCCTGAAAGGGCTGATGACCACGGCGCTGGATGAGGGCTGGAGTTATTCCCAGACGGGTAAGGAAATCAGGAAACTGTTCGACGGGCCGATCACAACCAAGCGGGCGCAGCTCATAGCTACCACCGAAGCGGGGAACGCATACGAGGCGGGCAACCGTGCCTTTGCTGACACGCTGGTTGATGATGGCGTCGAGATGGAAAAGTCGTGGGTGGTCTCCCAGAGTAACGTTTGCGACGTTTGTCTTGCGAATGAGGCAGAGAAATGGATCCCGATTGACCAGGCACACAGCAGCGGTGATCAGGAGCCGCTGGCGCACCCGGGCTGCAGGTGCTACGAGCAGTACAGGCAGGTGCGGGCATGAACTACAACGAGCGGATCTCCCTCTACATCATCGCGTATAACGAGGAGGAAACCATAGGCCGGTGCATTACCTCCTTTAAAGAAGTCTCTGACGACGTGGTGGTGATACTAGACGACCGGACAACCGACAGAACAGAAAAGATCGCGTGGGATCTGGGCGCACGGATCTATCATTTCCGCTGGATCGATGATTTCAGCGCCGCCCGGAACTATGCCCTTGACCGGTGCCTCTGGCACTGGCGGATGTTTGCCGATGCTGACGACATGCTGGATCCCGGCTCCGTGGGTATCGTCCGGCAGGCTGTCCGGTACGCCAACGAGAACGGGATCGACAGTATCATCAGCCACTATTATACCTCGGAGGTTAGCGGGATCCCCCTCACAGATAATGCAATGGCCCGGCTCACCCGTTACGGCACGATGCGGTGGGAGGGGAAGATCCACGAGTGCCAGAACTTCGATCGGACCAAAACCATGATCTCCAACATCGAAGTCTGGCACCGGAAGCCGAAGGCACGGAACAACAATTCCCGGAACATTGCGACGCTGGAGAAGGTCATCCCCGACTGCAAGCCGGAAGAACTGCCCCGGTACACGTTCTACTACGGCAGGGAGTTGATGTATGCCGGCAGGTATGACGAAGCTATCCAGATGTTCAACAGGTATCTCCCGATGTCCACATGGGACGCCGAGAAGCACCGGGCGATGTGTGATAAGGCTGAATGCTATTACTTGCAGGGCGATAAGGGGGCCGCTGACGCTATTCTGGCAGACGCTATCGCATACCGCCCGCAATGGCCGGACCCGTACGTGAAACGGGGCATTATCGCCCACGAGCAGGGCAGGCATGAGGATTGCCTTGCACTATTCGCGCAGGCCCGCGAGAGGCTGGAGAATGTGCACCCGCTGTTCAGCAACGGGGCGGTATTGCCGAAACTGATGAAGATTTACGAGGAAAAGACACCATGAGCAGCAAGAAACCCGCAGCAAAGAAAGCACAGGAACCGACAGAAGAACAGGTGATCGAGGTAGTAGAAGCTATCCCGGGTGTTATCTCGGGCAGCGTCGAGGTAGGGCGCCCGATGGCAGCACCGGAGCCTTCGATAGAGGACCGCGTGGCTGCCCTGGAGAAGGCCATGATCAAGGCCGATGAGTTCTGCACGAAACACAACCGTTACCATTTTGGCAGGGTATCGCAGGGATGACCTCGGGCAAACCTCTCCTGAACCTCGAAAAGGCGTATATTGATGTAGTGAGCGGGAAACTCTCACACTCGGAGATCGCCGCCCATCTCTCTCTTCTTTACGGCACCCCCCGGACCCGGAAGGGCATTATTGATTACACCCACCGGGCCAGGGCCGCCTCTTTTAATTAGTTAGTAAAAACCAAACAATACCCCTTAAGTTTCATATAAGTACATGCCCGCACAGGGTAACCCCATTTTACCGCCCGATGCATTATCCCACACCGGAGGCTCCGACCAGCAGCCTGCCGGCAGCGATTCACACCGGGCGCTGCAGGTCGCATTCAAACCGTCCAACCTCTTCGAGCTGGAAAGCGGCGATCTCCTGATCAGGGACGTGCCGCTGCTCGCCGAGGGGGAGTGGACAGACTCAGCAGTCAAGACCCCGCTTTTCTATCCCGCTCACACTCTCGAAGCATACGCCGGGAACTGGCTCAAAAAGACCGGCTACAACCGGCACATGGGGGGCGTTCCCCGCGATGAGTCCAACCGGGTAAGCGAGGCAATCAACCCGCATTTTGGTCAATTCGTTGACGAGGAGGGCACCACCCGCGCCGCTGTTCTCTCTGATCTCCTTGTCTATGGCAGCACCCCGAGCGGCCGGGCGATGCAGGAGATGATCAAGCGGAAAAATATCCGGTACGTCAGCGTCGAACACGGGGGCGATGAAGTGGAGAATCCGCAGACCCGCCGTATGGAAGCCAAATCGCTTGTTTTCGGGGGTTTTGCCTTCGTGAACAAGGGGGCCTGCAAAGTGTGCAGGATCAACGAGGCGGCTCCCGCTGATGAAACCACCCCGGCAGCACCGCCGGCAATTGAGGAAACTATGGCAGACACCAAGGAACTGGAAGCGATGATCGCCGCACAGGGAGCCCAGATGAAGGAGCTCTCCGAGGCGATCAAGGCACAGAAGCCCGCCGAGGTCAAGGTCGAGATCCCGAAGGAACTC